GGTCAAGAGTTGCGCCGTAGTGCGATTTTTCGGGTACCACTTGCGCTTCAGCAGATCGAACACAAGTTCCTTGTCCAGTACGGTGGAGGTTCCCGTTGCGATCAGCAGGTGGTATTCCTTGTACCGCTCGTCGTAGAACGACGAGAAGTACGGGATCATGGCTTTGTTGATGTACTCGGGCCGCCACTCCTCCCAATAATTCCTTATGTCTCCCGAAATATCCATCACGCTGTTCTGATCGAACATCGCCATGCCCGTGCCGGTATGCCAGATCGCGACGTGACGGTAGACACCTGGAGATATCTCAAGGCCGATATCGCATACTTGGAACGTACCGGGAGACGGGCATCCTGCGGCGTTGTTGATCTGGTATTTGCGATACGGCGGAGCCGTACCATCCACCATCCACGCATCGTCCTGCGTCAGCACGATCATGGCGTCGGTAAGCGTGCTGGAGAAACGGTCGTACACCGCACCGCCGATAACGATCTTCTTCCCTTCGAAGTACAGGTCCACCGAATCGGTACCGTTGAATACCTGCCGGGTGCCTGAAGACGAGATCCGCAGCATATCGACGTTCTTGGAAGTCTCGCATCCCAGGCAGATCCGATCCTGCCAAGGAACCGGAAACGCGAATCCTCGCATCTTCTTAGGCGCCGGCACTCCGTACACCGCGTCGATCCAGCAACCGCCGGAAGGACCCCCGCCGTCAAACGACACCTTGTAGTAGTAGAACAGGTTCTCGTTCGTCACGTTCTTCTTAAATTCCGTCGTCTCGTCCGGCGGATTCCACGAAACCATGCCGTTCTGCGCGAGCGTCATAGCCGCCAGCTTGGTGCCGTCGTTCACCGTGCCTACGTTCGCCCACGCCGAGCCGTCCCACGTATCGATCAGCATGTTCGTCACGGACTTGTTCGGATTGGTCACGGCGATATGGAAGATCAGCGCGGTCATGCGTTCGGTGAATCCGAACAGCAGGTACTTCGTCGTACCGAATCCTACTCCCAATTCCATGTAGGTCGATGCAGGAGCGCTGGTGTAGTAGTCGTCTACGAAGCAGTTCGTCGTGTAGTCGTTGAAATTCGCCGTATCCCAGAGAAACGCCGCGACGATCTTCCGGGGTATGCCGTCCCATATATCGCTGATCGGTACGAACTCCGTACCTAGCGTGACCTGATACACGAGAGTCGTAGCAGCGACGTTCGTAAACGTCACCTCAAGCCAATACCCGAACGTGGAATTAAGTTCTCTCTGCTTCGCAACGGAAGAGGTATCGTCGAACGTCATCACACCGGTCTGCGCCAGAGGCACACCTCCAACTGCAGTACCATCTACGAGACTAGATACCGATGCGTAGGAGGTGCCGTCCCAAATCCCTATAGCCGTCGTTCCCGCGACTCCGTTGGCGGTCTTCACGTACCACTTGATGCGATTCGGAGGAATATCCGTACCGATGTAGATCTTCGTGGTGCCGGTTACGTTGTGTATCGTCGCGTATTCATCGGTCAGGCTGCTGTTGATCTCTTCGGTGTAGTCGTACTTGTACGTGCCCGCTGGGTCCAGGTCTAGGTACTTGCCGACCTTCATCTCCAAGCCGCCCGAGATCAGCGTCTCCACGCCGTTGCAGTACACTAGCCCGTTGAGCGGCGTATCCGACATCTTGGCGATACCCGCGCCGGAAGCGTCGGTATGCACGGCGGTAGCGTTGAAATTCCCCTGGTTCGGTATGGCGGTCGTGTTCTCGAACAGCTTGCTAGCGGTTCCTGCGGCGTTGAACGCCTGCACGAGTACCTGCGATTCCTGCGCCGGGAAGTCCTTCTTGAAGTGATGGCCGCTGCGGATCGTCGTATACGTCGCAAGTGCGGACGTATTGATCTTGGTGTGTCCCGACGTGGACCGAATAGAGTTCGGCACGTACCGCATATTCGACAGATCCGAGAAATTACCCTGCGAGTTCTGATCGTCCAGAAGAAGAGCATCCGCCGCGGGAACCCACTTCCCGTTGAGCGGTACCCGGAACGGCTTCTTCTCTCCCGCCATCAGCGAACCGACCGGTCGGGATACGCACGCTTCACGAAATTCACCCTCCACGAGTTGCGGGTCAGCGACTTACCGAACTGCTTTCTCGCACGCATCATCTGGTCTTCCGCCAACGCGAAGAACCGCGATACGCCGTTATCGTCTTCCTCCCTCATCTTGTAGAACGCCGCCGCGTACGACAGGAGCGCCTGCTTGTAGTTGATGGGTATCCGATAGGCTCGGTAGGGAGAAAACACGGGGGCGGGTCGCTGGACGTACGGTACCGTTACAGTCTGCCCTGCCGTAAGCGGTGGCGGGTCGAGTACGAGTTGAAAGCGGCCTTGCGGAGTGATCCTGTAGGTATCGGCGTTCGCCCACCCGAACGGCGTAGACGATTCATCGAACATGCAGGTGATAAGCGACGAAGATGAATTCACGTAGGTAACGATCCCGTCGTACTCATGGCCCGAGAACGTGTTGTGCGCAGCATCTCCCGCGGCTACGCTGGCAAACGGCGCCGTCGCGTCCGTTAAAATCGCCTCCCCGCCGGATACCGCTCCCGCGGCGGACGCCGTACCCGAAAGGATCGATAGAGCAGGCGCATCGACGATCGAGAACGTGCTGGGTACCGACACGGACGTCGTGCTGTTGGTGTAGATCACTCCCGGATAGTCCCGCAGGAAGATCGGCGTCTTGCCGTTACCAGCATCGTACATCACGAACTTGCGGTTCTGATCGTCCGTGGTGTACACATCCAGGAAATCCGCGTACAGGTTATACGCCGCCTGGTTGGCGATCGTGGTGACGACCTGCGAGGCGGTATGGATTCGAGCCGAGGATACGACTTCGATGGCGCCCTTCCACAGAACGTCGTACGAGGAGCGGTCGTCCAGAAACGCGGACGAATCCTGCTCGTTCAGCAGAATCCTAAGATCCCTCAGCAGGTCCTTGCCGTCCACGGTTATTTATCCTTTCGCAGTGTCTCCACGTTGGTTTCCGCATCCAGCAGCCGGCCGCAGATCTTCCAGATCTTCTGCGCCTGCGCTCCCGTGATCTTGCCGCAGCCGTTGAAGCTGTCCACGTTGCAGCGCTTCGCCACCACCGCGATATCGTCGTCCACCGCGATGCACGGCTTCGTCTCGAAGTCCACGATCTTCTGCGCGCTCGCGGTGCCCCGGTGCATGGCGTCGTACGAGTACAGGCGGCCTTGGATCTCCTTGCCGAGTTTCTTGTAGACGCTGCTGACGACTTTCGATTCCGCATCGTCCATCTTCGGACGTGACGACTCGATGGACGCCCTGCGGTCCTTCAGGTCCTGGATCTCCTGAATGAGATTCGCCTTGTCCTGCTCGGTCGGGAAGACGTGGAACGGGTTCTTTAGTCTCGCTTCCCGCGTCTGGATGTCCTCGCTCAGGCGATCCACCTTTCCGGTGAAGTAGAACGCCGGGTACTCGCTGGAGACGTTCCCCTTGGAATCCCGGTCGATGTCTCCGTAGAACGACAGGCTAGCTTCTCCCACGGTATCCTCCTGTAGTTTTTATAGTTGGGCGGATATACCGCCGCCCCCGGTTTTAAGTTGTTTTACGCCGCAGGATCGAGCGTACCGCCCTTGGTGACTGCGGATACGTAGTTCTCCGCGCCGCCGCAGCCGTCCGCTAGTACGATGGAGCCGGCTGCGTTTGGATTGACCGACCGGTTATTGGCGATCAGCCCGGAGCTGCTGTTCACCGCAAGGATGGATACGCCCGTAGTACCCGCCATGTTGATGCAGTAGTTGTTGGCGATGAAGACCCGCAAACAGGCCGTGGTCTTCATGCCGATGGATCCCGACCCGGCGTTGTCGGTACCCAGCCAGCTGATGAAGTTGTTCGTGATCCTCGCATCGTCCGCACCCGTGAGGGTGATGGCGAATCCGTTGCCGGCGCAGGCGGTGACTTGCTTCAGCCGGCAGCCGTCCACGGTGAGGTTGGTGCCTGCCGTGGTAGTCGTCAGCCACGTGATCGACTGATACGACGCGCTGGTCTCGCGGTAGTTCACGCCGTACAGTGCGCACGAATCGGCTTCCACGTCGAACGTCGTCACCAACTCGTCCACTGCGGTCGTGGTATCGAAGTTGATGAACGTAACGCTTGCCGCGGATACAAGGATCGTAGCCGCTGCGGAAGTCTTCAGCGTGATGAGCGGCTTCAAGGCACCCGCGCCAAGGCCGACGATCGTCACGCCGATCTTGCTGCAGGCCCATCCCGCAGCTGCGACGATGCTCTCGGCGTGTCCCTGCTTCATGATGATGACGTCTCCCGCACTGGCCGTACAGGCCGTGAGGGCGTTCGCAACGGTGGAGAACGGCGAGTCGAACGTACCGGCGCCGTTCCCGCCGGCGTAGTTGGAGTCCACCCAGAAGTAGGAGCCGCCGGTAAGGGGAATCAATCCACCTCCCACCAGAGGCACCCCGAAGGAGGAAACCCCTTGAGGATACGGAGTGATCGGCATGGTTTCTCTCCTTCCCTACGCGACGTTTGCGCCGAGAATAGGCCGCCAATCGCGGAAGCCCCACCCGTAGCGGCGGTACGTGGCGTATTTTCTCTGGAACGTATCGAAGTCCTTCGTGGAATCGAATTCCTGGCTTATCCGGTCGATCCACATAAACGACTGCTTCATCATCGCGGAGTCTCCGAGGAACCAGTTGTTCGTATCGCCGTTGTCCTCCAGCCTCGGCAGGATCAGCAGCTTCCACGGGTTGCGGCCTTCCGGACCCTCCACGTTCTTGTCACGCGCTCCGGTCTGGTAGCCGTACGGCGTGTTGATGAGTTCCCAGGCGGTGTCCGCGACCGTCTGCCCGCAGATGATCGTATCGAAGTTCGTATCGATACGCTCGCCCTGATCGTCACGGAACTTGCTGGCGATGATCTTGGCTGCGGTCAGGTTGGCCTTGGACAGCGCGGTTGTGATGACGTTGGAGAATCCGGTGGATACCGAAGCGCCGGTCTTCGTGGTGTGTGAAGACGAGCACAGCGCCACCCCTTCCTCCGTCACCATGTAGTCGAACGCCGCCGAGAAGGCGTTCTGGAAGATCTTCACCTCGTCTTTCGCTTCGGTACGCGCCATCGCGGTACCGAGCATGCCGACGAAGTTCTCCAGAACGGGGTACTTGTTGTCCTCCAGGAGTTTGCGCTCGACCATGACTCCCGCGGCGAATTCCGCAGGCTCGATCTTCAGGTAGTATCCCGGAGACGGAGCCATGTAGGACAGCTTCCCGTTGAACCTCGGAATGTCGGGAAGGCCGGTGACTCCGTAGAATTCCTCGAACGCGGAGTCGGATTTCATCACATTGAAGATCTTGTCCTTGTACCTGGGGATCTGCTTGTACTCCCCGTTGAATACGTCCCGCAGCCGCTTGTCGAGCAGCCGGGTGAATTGAGCGGACAGTAGAGGATTAGGCATTGTTGTTCACCTCCTACGCACGCCACTGCAGGAAGTGAAGAGCGCCGAACCGGAAGTCCGCCGTCTCTTTACCCGCCGTGGAAAGGTCGAGTTTGTAGACCATCGCCGAGAACAGATCCGTTCCCGCGATGACCGGGTTCTTCGAGCAGTCGATGTACATGCCGGGGCCGCCGATGTAGATCGTGGACGCGCCCTGCTTGAGCGGCACCCGCACGAACGTATCGCCCACCGCGATGTTGTACGGAAACGCGGTGTTGACGGACGGCGCGGTCGTGCTAGTGTCCTTGCTGATGCGGTACAGCCCCGCGTTGGTGCCGGTGCGGCAGTAGATCGTACCGCACAGGTTGACGTTGGTGAAGTCGCATGCGTTCGTGGCGAACGCCGTGGTGCCGCCGGTGGTGTCGGTACCGGTATTCGTCAGCACGGTCGGTGCGGTGCCGTACGCCGCGTTGCAGATCAACCCTCGGAGCATCGTGCTCGGCAGGATCTCCGTGATCTGCAGTAGCACCTGTGGATCGGCTTTCGAGTACATGCCCTCCTGACCGGTCCAGTCCCTCGCCACCTGCGCCGCCTTGGTAATGCAAGTGCCTCCGCCGTACTCCACCGTCTTGCTGCCGAGCGTGGTGGTAAGCGGCGTGCGGTTGTTGAACGCCATCACGATGCCCGCGGGGATCTGGAAGTTGGTTAGATCGCCAGCCCCGGCAGGCACGGCCAGCGGTAGCACCGTACCGTTCGTCTGCGCCTTGGAGGCCGCAGTGAACGACACGATCTGGCCCTTGTAGTACGTGCTGGCGCCGTCTCCGGCGGCCCAGAACGTCCTGCCTTCTCCTTCTAAGACTCTGAACGCCATGGTTGAACCTCCTACAATCTTTGTTATTTACTTCTATTCAGCTTTCTTATGTTCCCGATTAAGTAATCCCTAATCTGGATAACGTCATCAGAAACCTTTGAACTTCCCGGCTGGAATGTACCGTAATACTGAAATGCAACTTCAGCCTGAAGTTTTTTTACTTTCAGGTAAGGGTGTAGTTGCCGAAGAAGGTCAATCGCCCTAAATCCAGAAATACACCATTCCCAAGACTGTTTGTGCCCTGACACGTATATCTTCTGCTTACTAACACTTCCATGACCGACAGTGCAGGATATCCAGTCCATTATACCGGGGAATGTGTTGGTTATTTTAATTCTTATTGTGTGATTTACCTTTCTCCTGCTTGTATTGCTGTGGGTTTTATTTATTCCAATGTGACCTTCTCCGTCAAGAAATCCCGCCAAATATGATGCGTCCTCATTGCTTAAAACATTTACAGATCGCTTTTCCGACAGAATGTTTATTGTCAATTGTTTCTGTTCCTCTGTCTTTGTTTTCGATCTTCGGACGCATTCATAACACCAACAATAGATACTATCCCTGTATCCCTTTTTCTTTGGGAAACTAATGATATCTTTTTCTTTCTTGCATTTAGAACATACTTTATTCATGTTATCACCTAAAATTTTGGCAACCGCACAGCGGACAGCCCGCGACTACATCCGGCATGAAGTCGTACCGTATGGGTTTCGGCGTACCGTCCGGTCCCAACTCTTCCAATACGATGCCTCCCGTATCTCCGTCCAGAGACAGCTCGTAGGTAAACGG